ATAGGACATATAGAACTGGTCAAACATCAAGTCATGTCCGTACATATGTAGGAACTCCCGCACTAACTTAAGCGCATCCATTGCGTCTTTGTCTATTCGTGCCATTACTTATCTCCTTCAATGCGTTCACTGTGGAATATCTCGCCATCACCCATGGTTGATTTGTCTTTGTCAAATAGATAGAACGCTGTGTGCTCGGCTTCCCCAAGATCGTCAGCTTCCACTTCAATCATTTGCCAGAATGAAAAGACCACTCCAATTTTGTATTTCATTTAGTTTCTCCTTGGTTAAGTGCTTTCGTTAACTCCATCAGCCTGAAGCCGACAGGCTCAAGCTCTTTACTGGCTTTGTATGCGGTGTCCTTCCCGCCGTTGGCCAGTATTTCCTTGGCGATCAATACCTTATCCAACAGGTATCGCATCTCATCGCGCCAGTCTTCGCGTTCTTGTTTAGTCATTTAGTTTCTCCTTGTTTAACTTCGTCAGTGATTTGCACAGCCACGAATGGTCGCCATGCAGGGCTTACTGTGTCTCTGTAATGCAGAGCTTCTTGTAGGTTATCGAACACCTTGCTCGATAGTGATAGCGCTTTCTCGGTACTAGGTTGCGTACCCATTACATAAAATTTCATTTACTTACTCCTTGATGTGAACATGTCCAATGACATGGCTTCGCGTGAGAACACAGTGCCTGCGCTGTTGTAGAAGTTGATACATATCTGCGGGGTTACATACGAGTCATCTATGTACGCCTCGATGTACCCTCCGTTCGTGCCGATATTGATGACGGCACTCTTTGCCTCGTTGTCCAAGGTGTCCGTTGTCAAGACCATTGGGTCATCGGCTTGTGCCTTAGCAACGAGCGCATCTGCTTCGTGATACCAGTCGAACAGGTTGTTCCCATTGGCATCGCACAGGTAGTCGCCATCACTTTGCTCGACCATGTACCCATCGTTTGTTTTAATGATGTTGTATTTCATTTACTCTCTCCTTAAGTTACAAGTGCCGTGTGATTCACAAGGTAGGGTGCGACTGCCACACGGCGAAGCAGTCACACTTTCGGGTCACTGTGACCCGTTTTTATTCAGCCCATGCCACGTTGCAGGCACAGGCTCGTCTTCATCTAATACATCCATCAGGTCAAGCGCATACTTGATCTGCCTAACCTTGGCTTCGTTGTCCTCATGAGGGTCAAGCTCTTGCGCTTGCTCAGCGATGGCTAAGTCTTTTAGTGTGCGGTTGCGTAAGCGGGTCAGTTGCTTGGCGTGTAGCGAGGGTGGCACTAGCCTCTCAAAAGGGATTTTGATTTTCGCCTTTGGCTTGCGTTCGATCTGCTCGAACAGGTCAAGCACCCGCCCCTTGATTTTCGCGGGTATCCAATCAGTCCAATGCGTGCCGTCATTGGGCAGGTTCTTGTCCGATGCGATCATCGTGGGCGTCTTTCGATCTTGCTTGCAGTGGTTCACCATGCGAGCCTTCAAAGAATTCAACACAGTCAGGTACGCTTCCAAGGCTTCGCGCCTCTCATCATTTTCGCTACCTTTATATCGCAACATACCTTGCACGTTGTCACGCTCAGCTTCAAGGGGTGACATGAACTCACGCCAAAGCCGAGTAAGCTGCTTGGTTCTAGCGTTCTCAGACTTGAGCAACGCCTGTTGTTCTGCGACTGTCTTTTTTATAAACTCAGCCTGCATCGGTGGGGTTTTGCGTGCCACGAGGCGAGCGTGAAGCTGGTTCGGGGTCAGTTTTATGTAATGTTTGTAGGGGGTATCCATGATTTTCGCTTTCTGAGGGGTGAGGTATCCATGAACTTTCGCAACTATCCGCAAGGTCAGACACTCTGCAGACCGCATGAACGCTAGTGTACAGGTAAAAGTGTCCAAGTATCTATCTGTTTTGAGAAATGCTTTCACTCTACAAGGTTTGCAGGGCTGGCCGAGCTTGCGGAAATGTACGCACATATATAGAGACACTCCTATATATAAATATATATTTAAAAAGATAGATAGATGGACAGTTTTTCAAGGACGCCAGTATTGATGCGGGTTGGCGGGTGTCTGACCTTGCGGATAGTCGCGAAAATATGGATAGGTAGTTTTTCGCTATGATTTTCGCCTTTCAAGATTTTCGGGTCATCGTGACCCGAATTTCGGCTCGTGCTTCCATGTCTTCGATGCGTCTGAGCATGAAGGTACGCTTGGCATCACGCTCGATCTTCTCCATGTACTTGGGGCGTTGCTCGTTGTTCCACTTAGCGAGGGCGATTTCTTTGGGTGAGTAGTGTTTGAATTTGGACATGATGTTTTCCTTGGGTTTAAAAGTTGTTGGTAAGTATCTCGATGACTTGCTCATCGTTGCGCTCGCGTAAGGCTTCGATGAGTTCCTCGTTCTCAAGCGCGATGCTTGGGGCTATGCCGTGCTCGTTGCAAAGGGCGTTGAATTGGTTTTGTGTCATGGTGTTCTCCGAAAATTAAAAAGGTTAGACAAGAAACGAAACACCGAGAGAAGCTCTTTCTCTCGGGTTCGCAGAAAAAATCGGGTCACTGTGACCCGAAAATCATGCAACGAGAGCTTTCAGGGCTTTGCGTTGCTCGGCGGGTGTGAGTTTGCCAAAGGCTTCGATGATTTTCGCAACAGGGTCAAGCGGTTCTTTCCTTGCGCTCGAAGTGCTACGCGTAACACCCTTGAGCATATTGATGACGTCACGCACTACAGTCTTGGTTGATTCGTACTTTGGGTTGCTCGTGATGAGTGACACCTTGCCCGTGACGTCATGCACCTTGAAACCCTCCTTGCCCACGCCCATTTTCTCGCAAGCCCATTCGATCACTATCGGGCGACATTCCTCAACGGACGCGTAACCCGCATCTTTCATGCCTTGGATGAGCGCGACCCTTGAATCAGCGAATGTGTTGAGAACTGTAAATGCTTTGGTTTTGTTTGACATGGTTTTTCTCCTTGATGTCGTTGTTGTCTCGGGGCGAATCCCTGAAACTGTCTCCATTGTGCGGTGGCCCCTGTTTGATCGCCCTCGATGCCCGCTTTTTCGGGTCATTTTGACCCTGTTTTTGGCTTTTTTGACCCTGTTTTTGGCTTTTTGGCGACCCCACCATACCCCCACCAAGCCATATAGACAGTGCCACCCCCTGTCACATACGAACACTGTTTCATAACCGCAAAACAAACTTTGTAATAACTTAGTACTAATTACCCCACCCCTAAAAATTTTATAAAAATTTAGAAATACCTATGTCTAACGTTAGACAACACTAAATAAAAAAAGCCCCGACCTTGCGAGCCGGGGCAAAGATGGCAACTGATACCATCAAGGAGAAAGCAAGCGCTTGCGCACCCACTCGATTTGAGTGTACATTATCTACATCGCAGGTTCAAGGGCTTATGCGCAGAATGTTAGATCACTTAATCAATTTCGAACCCGAGGTGCAGGAGCATCAGGGTAATTTCGTCCCCATGGATAAGACAGATCCATCGGACGTGGTAGACGGCATGGCCAAAACGGTTGACTGGCTCAAAGAACTGGGCGCAGTGGACACAGATACTTTGGTCAATGAGGCGCAAAGCCAAGCAGCGCGTACTGCTTTCACCAACATCGTTACCGCCAAACCTGCGGAAATTACGCATACCTCTCTGGCTAATATAAAAGTGCCAGAGGCTGTCCAGAGATTAGTGGGACTGCTTTCCGCCTATGACTGGGAATTTGTACAGCAGGCTAAAGAGATCAGAGGCTACACAGTGGCCAAGTTGGTGGAAGAAACTGAGCACCCAAACGCCAACATCCGACTCAAAGCGCTAGGGTTGCTGGGTAAGGTGACAGAAGTGGGCTTGTTCACAGAGAAGATTGAAGTCAAGAAAACTGAGATGTCAGACGTCGAGCTTGAAAACCGTATTAAAGAAAAACTTAATAGGTTCATGGGTGTTATAGATGTGATTGACGTAACAGAAGACAAATCAGATGAAGCGTGACGAATTTACAACACTCAGTAAGATTGAGCTTGAGGCCATGCAAAAGGCGTTGCCTTACATGACCGTGCAAGAAAAGATGGAGTTGTTCGACGACTTGGAACTTAGAGAGAAACGCGCCAGCCTGAAAGCGGCCAGTACCAATATGCTCGGATTTGCGCAGGCGGTGTACCCCAACTTCAAAGTCGGCCCCCATCACAAGAAGCTTGCCAAGATATTTACAGACGTTGTTGAGGGCCGCAAGAAGCGCGTGATTATCAACATCGCGCCTCGTATGGGTAAGTCTGAGTTCTCGTCCTACCTGTTTCCTGCGTACTTTCTAGGTAAGTATCCTGAGAAGAAGATCATCATGGGCACGCACACTGCGGGTCTGTCTGAAGACTTCGGGCGGCGCATACGTAACTTGATTGATTCTGATGAATACCGTGAAGTTTTTCCCCAAACATTGGTGGCAGATGACCAAAAGGCTGCCGGTAAGTGGTCTACAAGCGCTGGCGGTCAGTACTATGCTGCTGGTGTCGGGGGCGCTCTTGCTGGTCGTGGTGCTGATCTGTTCGTTATTGACGATCCTCACTCGGAGCAAGACGTAAAGTCAAACTCTAGACTCGCGTTTGATACGGCGTGGTCTTGGTTCCAGACTGGCCCACTGCAGCGCTTGATGCCGGGTGGTGGGATTATCATTGTGATGACCCGTTGGTCGCTCCTAGACCTGACCGGACGCTTGATTGACTACCAAACCAAGAACCCAGAGGCTATTCCATGGGAGATTGTGGAGTTGCCAGCCATTTTGAACGACGGGGAAGAAGACGAGAAGTCCCTGTGGCCAGAGCAGTGGTCGTTAGAAGCGCTGAAATCTACAAAGGCCAGTATTGACCCGCGATATTGGAACGCGCAGTACATGCAGCAGCCAACTTCCGAGAACAGCGCCATCGTCAGCCGCAAGATGTGGCGTATTTGGGAGCCAGATGACCCGCCAAGGTGTGAATACATCATCCAGTCTTGGGATACGGCGTTTGAGACCAAGAACACATCCGACTATTCCGCCTGCACAACGTGGGGCATTTTTTACAACGAGGAAGAAAATGACTCGCCCCAACTTATCCTACTGGATGCGTTTAAAGATCGCATGGCTTTCCCTGAACTTAAGGTGGTGGCACTTAAGCAATACAAGGAGTGGGAGCCTGATGCGTTCATTGTTGAGAAGAAAGCATCCGGAGGGCCGTTGATTCAAGAACTTAGGGCGTTGGGAATCCCAGTCCAAGAGTTCTCCCCCAGTCGCGGTAACGATAAGATGGTGCGAATGAATGCGGTTGCGGATTTATTCAGCAGTGGTAAAGTCTGGGCACCCGACACACGCTGGGCACGAGAAGTAATTGAAGAGGTGGCCGCGTTCCCAGTCGGGGAGCACGACGACTACGTGGACACGACAACACAGGCGCTGCTACGCTTTAGGCAAGGCGGCTTTATCAGTTTAGACACGGACGAGAAAGACGACCTTGCGATCTTTCACCGCCGGAAACACGAATACTATTAGGAACACACATGGCAACGAACATCGACAAAGCGCTGTACCAACAACCAATGGGCATTGACGCGCTGGGTGAACAGGAATCTCCTCTTGAGATTGAGATCGTTGATCCCGAAGAAGTCACCATTGGTATGGACGGGGTGGAGAT